TTCCACGAGCAAAGGTAAAGCGCTCAGTCTTCGCCGGCCTCGATATGATCTTGGACCATTCGCCTATGTGCATGGTTTCTGAAGATCCATGAACGCTGATTGTTATCAGCTCATTGTCACGCATGAGGATGACTGACATGGTTCAGACAAGACTCCCAGAAAGCGGGCAATGCAGATGGACGCAGGGTTAAGCGACTGAGTGTTCACACCAGCCGGTTCTGATGATACTCAAGTTTGTTCAGAGCCGCGTCGATATCCGCAATGAGGTCAGAAACGCTGGTGGAAATTGCTTGAACATTACCTACGCCGCCCTCCGATTTCTCTGGAATGAATCCGAGAATTTTGTTGGTGATGTTCTCTCCCCGCGATGCCGAAGCTTGCACACGCCCGGCCAAGCCGCTCAGGCGCGAGATGATATTTTCGATACCGGTCTCGGGACGAAGGGCGTTACCCTGCGCCGTCGATAAGCCGCCGATATAACCGGCATTCACCACGTCTTTTGCATAATCCATATTAATTCCCCTTTGCTGAACTCAGTCCCTTGGACGATGTTCTGGCCGATGTTGTTCAGTGAAAATCGCGGAAAGCGATCATCCAGCGCTAACGAAGATTAAGCGACTGAGTGAAACCGCCAACGGGTTCCGAGAAACTTCCATGTGAACAGGCGGCCATTCTCGCGGTAAGTCACCGTCAAAAGCTTCATGGACATTGCTCCACTCACTACGCGGCCTCCCGGCTATTCGGGATTTGCGCTTTCTGCGATCTTTGTTGAACCGATATGCAACCCAACACATAAACCAGCGTTATGCGCTACATCAGGTATTAGCTTCGAGCAGCAGCACCCCTCGAAAGGCAACGACCAGAGGCCATCACGTCAGGGGGAGATCATGCTTGTTGACCACGTCGGCACATGGGAGTGCCGCTGCTCGAACTGTTTCAGCGAAGACCGCACAAAGCAGCCATCCCGCCGAACGTGAAATTGTTACTGAGTGTTCTGACTGGCCGGGCTTGATTCCGGCTAGCGCCATGACAAGAATTAGTACGCGATGACGCGCTCTTTCTCGAATGTCATCAGGCCCGTAAACACAAACGGCGTGGCGTTCGTCTTAATGCCGAAATGACGCGCCAGGCTATCAAGGCCAGCCAATAGGTAGTCCACGCTGGTAGGGCAATCCTCATTGTAGACCGCCACCCTAGAGACGGCCTTCATCGCCAACTGAGAGTTTCCCGGCGTTCTTTTGCCGTCCAGTTCCACCTTGGCGAATGACTCAACCGCCCATTCGTAGGCCTGCTTACGGGCAGCGCATTCGGTTTCATCCAAACCGACTGAGCCGCGCACAAATTCACCCGAGACCGAGGACGGATGCGCCTTGGGCGCCCCGATAACAGTCCGGTACTTCATCACGACGTCGGCAAACCGCCTGCCAGCCTCGTACTGATCATCGGTCAAAGCGCCGATCAGGTTGAGTTGACCAAAATAGCTTTCCGCCTTTGGATGCGTCCGGAGACTCTCCGGCAGCCACCTGCGATGGGGCTGCATCGCCGCGATCAATTCACGGCTCATCCTTGGCTGGGGGATCAAATCCCCGCTCGCGTACCGAGTGCCCAGCTTACGCTTCCGTCCGGCGCGACCTACCATGAATCCCCCAAATGCAAAAACCCCGCTCGATTTCTCGGCGGGGCTTGGACGCAGTTCTGCTAAATGCATTACCCAAGTGCCACATCTTGGGTTCATTGTCAAGCAACGATACCAAACTCAGTACGAATCCCTCGCCCAGCCGCCGTCCCTCATTGCGAGTGGAGCCATCTTTCTGAACCCGTCCTTGCCTTGCCATTGTGGTGATGCCCCGGTGTTTCAGAAAAGATTCGCAGAAAGCCTATATCGCGGACGTGATGCCCCGTTCCGCGACTGAGTTCAGCATCGGTAAAGAATCTTGCTGGGGTCCGCCGCTGGGCCATGCGCTTCGTTTAATTTGGATTGATGCTTTGCGCCGCCCATTGACGGATCAATCTCATGGATAAACACCATCGCGAGGTGCTTTTTAATCATATCAACCTGTCCTTCCGTCAGACCTTCCGGCGCGCGGTTAGACGTCGCCTCGGTAATCTCGAAGTACCCTTGCAACCAATAAACAAAATCTCGGCTCTGCATCTTTCGCTCCACTCAGTTCGTGTGTTCAGTTGTTGTTTTCGATTTAGGCTTTCTGCGATCTTTTCTGCTCAATCAAAATTACACTCACTACAATACCCAGGCTTATCAAACCCATGAGGACAAGGACCGCTTAGACTGTTGATGGACCGACACCCGCCTTCAGTTGCTCCACGAGTTGAGCGAGCCCGTCCCCTATCTTCTTTTGGGCTTCCGGCGATTGCCTTTCCGCCTCGCGGTCCGCTTGCTGCTCTGCTACCCGCTTGTTCCACGCCTCCTGATAGCGGACGCGGTACATGTGGCTTTCGCATTCTGCTTTTACCTCCGCGACTGTTGGGAGCCATTTGATTTTGCTCGGCAGGCCTGTGCGTGGGTCTGTAACGGTTTCAATTACGGAGTCAGGGTACTCCGACAAGATCGCCGTCACCGCCGCCACGTAAATCTCCGGGTCGTTCGCGTCCTGTTTCCGGTAGCAGCCGAACATCATCCCCGCCCTCAACGAGGCGAAGCCCTGTTGGCCTTGGGCCGAACGATATTCCTGCATCTGCTTGCCGTCTGGCGACGCTTGCAAGGCTTTCCGATTTTCCACTTGGCACCTCTGCTGGTTGATCGTTCCAACGCTCCCCATTCAGGAACGTCTCAGGGTTCATCCACGAGCGATCCGGCGGCTTTGTCCGAATGTACCGCCGCACGCCGTCCATCAACGCGCTCCAAGAAACACCACGCTTACGAATACGCTCCAGCTTCATCAGCGCCTTTGGCTTGGCGACCTTGTTGGGCCAGATATCCCAAAACTGCTTTCGGTAGTCGTCTGGCCATCCGTCATCGACAAGCGCGGCTTCGCGCGGTTCTTTCTGTTCTGACATCTGGTATCTGGCTTCTGGTATCTGGGCTTTAACCTCACCCTTAACCGGTGGGTTATCCGGGGGGTTAACCCCCGCCTTAAGCCGAGGGTTGCCACCACCTTTGCCGTTTTCCTTATCTTTCAACGCCTTCTCTGCATCCCGGCGCATACGGCGCGAAAAAATCGTACCGTCCTCTTCGCGACTGAACACGCCCCCTCCCTCTAGTTCGAGGAGTAGTGCCGTGCAGTCCCGCTCGGGGATTCCAACGAGCGCGGCCAGTTGCTTCTTATCCAAGCGACGCCCGTTCACCAGAAGCGTGCCGTAGGGCGTCGCCTCATGCATGATGCAAAGCATCTCAACCCACAAACCGCGTGCAGCCATCGAGCAGAGACGCAGCATGGGGTCTGCACGCCAGTCAGAGGGGTAGAACTTCATCCATGGGGCACTCAAGCGAGCATCCCCATGGCGTGCATATAGGTATCCAGAATCGCTTCCTGTTCGGCGCGCTTGTCTGGGTCTTGCTTACGGATAGCGACAATCCGGCGCAGCGCCTTCACATCGAAGCCATTGCCTTTGGCCTCGGTGTAGATGTCCCTGATCTCGTCCCCGATCTCAGCCTTTGCGGCCTCCCGGTTCTCTACGCGCTCGATAATGGATTTAAGCTGGTCTTTAGCGATGCTGTTGTGTCCGATCTCAGTCATGTCATGCCCCTAGTTCGTCTGAGAGAATCTGAACGTCTTTCGCGATTGGGTGTTTAAGAGCGATCATCTGCTCGACAGCGCGAACGCTGTGCATAATCGTCGTGTGGTCCCTTCCCCCGAAGTGCCGGCCAATCACGGGATAGGAGTTCGTGGTGAACTGCTTGCAGAGATAGATTGCGACAGCGCGCGGCAAATATGCCTCTTGCGTCTTGCGGGCCGTCTCCATGAAAAGGACCGGAACGCCGAAGTGCTCAGCAGTCATTTCCTGGATTTCACGGATGCCCGGCTTGACCGCCAACAACTCCCACGCAAGATCGTAGAAGTCTTTTTGAGGCGGTTTAGCTGGGCGGATGCGAAGTGGCTTTTGATCCGGCCAAAACTTATCCATCCGCACTTTATGAGCCTGTGCGAATTCTCGTTGTGATGCTGTGATGTTCACCTTCGCTCAACCTCCCCATTCATGCGCTTACGAAAGCCAGATGCTTTAGACCCCGGCATCGGCCTGCCCTTCTTCGGCGCGATACCGAGAGACTTCATTCGCTTGCGGCGAACGATGGATTTCTCTCGAACGTCCAGAGCCGTTTTCTCGCGGTGCTTATCGCGCAGCGCGGGCGCCAGGTTCGATTCACGATGCTCCCCGCCATTAACCAGAGCCACGACATGATCGCAGTCCCAAGGCTCGCCAGCCTGAATGCGCCGGCCTGACAGATGGCAGATACCGCCATGGGCCTCGAACACACGGAGGCGGACGCGCGGCGGAATTGCGCTATCGTCCGTCTTGCCGATCCATTCGTCAGTGCTGCGGGTCAAAGCTTCATCTCCGCGCGCTTGGTCGCCGCCTCAGACTGCCATTCGTTGAACTTCAGTCTGATCCATTCCAGCTTGACTTTCGCTAGATTGGCCGACGTGCGAGCGCGGACCATGCCCTCGACAAACTCGCGCCACTCAGGCGACGCTTTGACCTGGAGTTCAGCTTTGCTAACGGCCATATCCCCGAGCGCCGCCATGCGCTGCGAAAGAACAGCGGACTTGGTTTCCTCCAGCATTGAAGCTGCGGAATCCTTGTCCACCCAGTCTTTGGCGGCGAGGCGGAATTGCTCAGAGAGTGACGCGTTGGCGTTCATCAGAATGGAATATCCGCGTCTT